GTCTAGCTCCGCCATTGGAGTTCGACGTTACGGCTAATAACGGCGGTCATAGTAGCCGTGTCGGACAGTACCTTCATCTTCATCTTGACCCTGTTGAACTCAGCCCGGGCTAGATCCGCTTTTAGCTTCTCGTCTACGGCTTGTAGCTTTGCTACCGCCTGCCGATCTGCCACCGTGCCTTGGCTATTCAGGAAAGACAAAGAGATCGACTTATCGTAGGCTGCCTCAGCGTCCGCTAGTTTCACCTCAGCGTCATAAAGAGCGCCCGCTCCACGCTCCATTTCTTTACTGATCCGCTGTAGTTCCTCGACTATCTGCCCGGGCGTTTCCATTAGCCCAGCCCTTCCGCGCTTATTTTGATGTAGTCCAAAACGTCCGACGACGCCTTTGCGGTTTTTGCTTCGGAATAGAGCAGCCTGAGCTTATCTATGTCCCCTGACTTAGCTAGATCCATAGCCTCGACTAGCCAATCTCGGACCGGGAGCTTAGGTGTCTGACCTCGGGCTACCTTCTCCATTTCTTCACGCGTCACTCTTTTATTACCGCTGAAGGTGTAGTTAGCTAGGCAACGCCCAAGCGACGACGTTTCTGCGTTTTCTAGCGCGGATGTTTTGTTTGCCATACCGACGCCGTCGATCTCAAATGCCCAGCCCGTAGTCTTTGGTAAGTCCCGCGCCTGATCTTCCTGAGATAAGTAAAGACGCGCTTCCACGACCCACGTACCGACTGCTCGATCCTGTGGAGTTGTGTGATTTATAGTTACCAGCCGTGCGTCTTGGTGGTCCTCTGAGGCCCAAAACCTACGGAGGCGTTCCTCCACGGTTTCATAATCGCTGAGGTTGAACTGTGCCATTTTTATTCCTTCTCTCTTTGGTCTTTTACGTCGCGCTCGATTAGGTCCAGTATTAGTCCAAACCCTAGTCCGGTATAACCGTCCTTCAGCAGTCCCCAAAACAGTTCTATTAGATCCTCTGTCTTGTATAGCCCGTTATTGTCATACTTATTTTTGTTTTCGCATTCGCAGCTCATTATTTCTTTCCTTTCTCATTATGTAGGTAAGGGTTCCCCATTCCTCGGGCGCGCAGACTGATCGCGTGTTCCCCATAAATGATTCCCCGTTTCTTCCCAGCCATAGCCTTTAGAACTCGACTCTTTAGCTCGGTAAGTCTTTTATCTGATTTCTCAAATTCATCTAAAGCGTTGAAGTAGTGGACGCCTAGTTCGTCTAAGTGTTCTTCGCCGTCCTCGATCTTAGGGTTCATAGCTCGGATAGTTTCGAACGTGCTATTACTACCGTCCCAGTCGGGCATAGTGTTAGTCAGAACTGATTCTCTAAAACGATAGGCGGCTGCGATAAGTGACGCCGCTTCAAACGCGTCCCACTCGATCTCGAACTCTTGATAGCTGGATCCTGCTAGAGCTACGAGAGTTGCCTGCTGGATACCAAAGACACTCATATACCAAAGAACCTGAGCGCGGTAATGCTGAGGCACTTCGGTCCAGTAGTCGCGCGAGAACTTGATCTCTACGATTCCCCAGCTACCGTCCGCCTTGCGATAAAGCGCGTCCGGGTTAGCCCGCTGCCACGGGAAGTCTTTACGCGCCCACGTTCCAGTTGTGTAGATCTCTAGCTCTGGATGATCCTCAGCGTAGATCTCCAGTATTGGAGCCTCTAGCTTTGTGCCTAGTCGCATAGACATATTAGGTACGAGATCGTCGGAGATTTGTCCGGTGCGTTTTGCCCACTTTGTAATAGGCGACTCCCACGGACTCAACCCAGCGATTGCGCCTATGTCTGATCCGCCTATCGCTGCGTCGTCATTACGTAGCTTGTGCCACGCCTCCGATCCAGCCTCATAGTCACCTAGGAACGACGCGTCCCCTAGCTCTGTTAGCTCTAGCTTTCCCATAATCATTTTTTAGATTCCTTTCTATCTGGAGTAGCTCTTATGTAATGTTTACACTATGACTACCCTCCGACAATTATTGGGCATAGAGCGCCGATATCTAGTCCTCCACGAAGCTATACGGGAGGTAGGTACTGTCGAGTGCGAAGAGCTACCGGACGTATTCTTCGCTCAGGAAGCTAGCCCAGTATCCCAGAAATTAGTCGAAGATATTGCCAAAGGGATCTGCCAAAATTGCCCAGTAAAGGTACAATGCCGGGACTACGCTCTATCGACCCGGGTCACGGGTATCTGGGGAGGAACTACTGAACGGGAGCGTTACTCTTCGTCGGGTACGTAGGTAATCGCTAGAGCTGATCCACCGATTGCTAGTAGAGCTGCTGCGACGTTTAGGATCTGGGCGCCTAGCTCTGTAGAGATCGTGCCTAGGCTAATGAGCAGCGGAACAGTCGCAGCGATAATTCCGTAGATCCACTTTCTTACGTGAGGCTTTAGGTCTAGCATTATTCGTCTTCTTTCTTATAGAGGTTTACGTCTTCAAAGGTAGCAGACGCAGTATACGCGGTGAGGATGATCGAGATTAGAGCCACGCCACCGATTACTAGCTGGACGCTGACTTCCTTATCAAAGAAGAAAGTCCCCATTCCGAAGATAATCATTACAAAGCCCAAGCGATAGCCACCATAGATCAGCTTCCGTCGGTACTTCCAAGACGGTCCAGAGCTATCTTCGCCCTCTTGTTCTCGGAGCAGCATTAGAGCGTCAAACAGTTTCACTTTAGTTTCTCTACTGCTATCTGAGTCTTTACGTAGCTAGTCGGTTCTGTGTATCGCGTCCCATTATTTGTATAAATGTAGTTCTTACCGCGCTGGATCTCAAAGTGTAGGTGTGGCCCGGTGGACTCTCCCGTGTTACCGGACAGACCAAGGATCTCCCCTTCTAAAACTGTGTCGCCTTTTTTAGCTGTGAGGCTACCCTTTTTGAGGTGGAAGTACGCTGAGGTGATCCACTCCCCGTTTATCTTGTGACGTAGCTTTACTAAGTACCCGCCGCCCGCAGGTTCGCCGCTGGGGAATTTGATAGTGGACGGTCCAGAGAAAAGAACCTTACCGTTAGCTATAGCTTTTACTGGAGTACCTACTGGAGTTGCGTAATCAACGCCGTTATGGTGCTTCCTGACTTTCTCTATAGGATGAACCCTCCAACCGAAGGGGGAGAAAACTCTTGGTAGTGGCTTATCAAACGGGTAGCGCATTAGTTCACCAGAAACGAAAACAGGGCAGAGAATAACCCGGTGATTCCAGCGGCTAGTCCGGTGTAGGCGATCTTCTCGATCCACGCTAACCGGGCTAGAGTCAGCTCCACTTCACGGATCCGATTAGGCACGTCGTCTAGCTGATCGAGCTTCTCCAGAACCTTGATTAGGATTTCTCCGTGTTCAAGTTGCTTTTGATAAATGGCGTTCTGGGTAATGCGTACCCCAGTTGTTTCCTCAGCCATTATGCGGTGATAGCAGCGATTTCAGAGTCAGTTAGACCCAGAGCTTTTAGCTTGGCATTAGCAGAGGCTTTAGCTGTTTCTTTTGCTTCCTCGGCAGCTAAGCGTTCTGCTTCCTGAGCTTCGTAAGCTAGGCGGTCAGTTTCTCGCTGTGCTAGTTCCTCGGCTGTTAGAGGTACTTCTGTTGCTTCGCCTGTTGAGCAGTCCACTACTAGCTTTGTGATTACTTCTGTCATTTTCTTTTCTTTCTTGTTAGCTTGTTGTTACTATTCCGTCAGAGCCTTTTGTGATTCCATAAAGCGAAGCAGTTGAGCCTACTGCCAAAGTGTTTCCAACGGTCAATGCTAGTGAGGTAATAGCTGCTGTATTAGACCAAAGAGCAGCACCTATAACTTGGTTTGATTCAGTAGCGTTGTTCTCGGCAACCCCATCAAAGGAAATGCTTTTATTTACCGAAAGCCGATAGTTAGGAATGTAAATACTTGAATTGCCGAAAGTGTTAGATGTCGCATTAGCTCCCGGTAAATTACCCAAGTAACCATCAGTCCCAGTGCTTCGGGTAGCAGTAGAACCGTTGCCTACTAGCTGAATAAATGTAATGGAAGCATTGCTATTTATGGTCAGAGCATACCCAGCCATCACAAAAGAACCCGTGCTGCGACCAGAAAAGACTAAAACAATGTCATCGAAGGTCTGAGGAATAGAAGTGAACTCAATCGCAGCAGCAGCACTAGCTAAGGTTTTAGATTCGATAAGTTTCATCAGGCGATTACTCCGTAAAGGCTAAAGGTTGAACCTGTATTGAAATTAGAAAGGGTCAAAGCTAAAGAGTTCACAGCAGCCGTGTTTGCCCAACGAGCAGCACTCGCTTCGGTAGCATTACCAGCATCATTTACACGGACTAAAACAGATTTGTGCTTGTCAGTTGCGGCATAGTCCATAATTTGAACAATGTAGTTATTGAATCCACTTGAAGGTGGATAAGGGTAAACATCTAGCTGAACATTTGTGCCGCTAACAGTTCCGCTGGTGGCTGAGGAACCTGTACCAGTCATAAAAACGCTGCTGTAATTTGAGCCAGAATCGCCGTTGAATCTCATTCCAACATTGACAGGTGAACCAGTTCGCTGTGCAGTAATAATCAAAATCAAATCTCGGTAAGTTGCTGGAATAGAAGAAAAGGTCACAGAAGCTGCTGCTGAAGCAAGAGTCACAGTAGCTAATGCGGTATAGGTCGGTGTCGGCACTATGCCACCTGCTCTTTCTTTCTAGCTTTGTAATTGCGACTTGAAGTTTGTCCGTTGATTTTGTAGCAAGCACCACAACGCTCACCCATTTTACCATCAGACCTTTTGCGAGTCACGATTCCAACCTCGGCGAGATTGTGTCCGTTTTTACAATGAGTTCTGTTTCTTAATCCTTGAAGTCCTGACAGTTGATTCTCGGAAGAATCTACAACTGCCAAGTGATTCGGGTTTACA